CCCCCCCCCCCACCCCCACCATTACCAGCACCGGCACCTGTGCCGTCTGTAACAGTTTCTTCTGTTGACGTAATTATTTTACCTGATGTTTCTTCAACAATGGTTCGTTTTTGTGCATCCGAAATTTTTGAAGGTTTAACAATTGGCGGCCGCCCAAGAGTAGGTGCGGTGGTTTCTGTTACAGGTGTTTTACCTTTCAAAGTATCTAACGCTAGTTGTGCGGCGTTAAATTCTTTTTCGGCTGTATTCAAATCTGCTTCAGAAATTCCGCCTTTAACAAACCGTTTTCTTGCTTCCTCAAACTTTGTTTTAGCGATACCCAACCGATATTCGGCGTCAGCAACAGATTTTTGTGCGCCAGAAACAACCACTTCGGCTTCAAGTGTCGCTGCTTTTTTCTGCTGTTCTTCTATTCTTTTTTGTTCGTCTATCGCTTTTTGTTCTTTTTTAAGTTTCGGAATCAAAACATCACGAAGTTCAGTCAACGAATAGGTTTTACCCTTGTAAACATACGATTTAACTTTCGGGTCTCTTAGGGCCGCTTCTGCTTTTTCAAGGTCGTTCATCATTGCCCACTAAACATCAACTGTAAAGCACGACCAAGTTTCATCGCTGAAGCACGATCAGGGTCAATTTGGCCGACCTGCATCTGTGCGGCTGTGGCGATAGATGGTGCATCCTGTTTCGATCCGGCGCGTTGACGTTGCTGATTTTGGATACCTAATATCGCTGCCTGTAATTCTTGTTTAGTCAAATTGCGGCCCAACTGCCGGAAAGATTCTTCACGGAGATAGACACCCAAATCTTCGGGTGAGGTAACCCGCACGTTACTACCGCCACCAACAGGGGCGACTTGTGGCATTGTTTTAAGTTCGGCGTATAAAGGTTTCCATGTTGCGCCACGCGAATTAGCGTAATACAACAAATCTTCCATAGCTTGCAAATCTTTTTCTTCGAACCGTTCACCGGTGTAAGCGGTTCTTGACGGTTTGGAGTTACCGTAAAAACCTCGTGACGCCAACAAATTTAATAGTTCGGTGCGGTCTGTTTGGTTTAATGCGGTTAGTTCTATGCGGCGTTCTTTGTACGGGTCGTATGGGGTTCGCGCAACGATATTGTTTTCGTCAACAAGAAGATGTCCACCGTAGGTTTGTGGTGCATAAAACGATGTTCGTTTAGTGTCGGCTAAAGCCAAACTTTGCAGTTCAGGTTTGATGCCTTTAATTTTTCTTGACGGATACGGGAAATTTTGACCTAACCCTGTGCCTGTTTGTGTTCCGGCAGTAGCCTGGACAAGGGCATTTTGGAACGCTTGATCTGTTGCAGTTTGATCTGTCGCCGTATTGTTTGTGCCTTCGCCTGCCATTAGTCCTCTACTTCCTGTGCTAACAATCTTTGCCACACACGAGCAAACCCTGGCTCTCGTTGCGACAACGATTCCCCAATACTAGCCAAAGCGTCACGAAGGCCGACAGCGGACTTTGCCTGACCGAACCCTGACGGCTTACCGCCGGTTGCCACATACTGTGCAATGGCTTGATCCCTGTATTGAAGGTATTCTGCGATAACTTTCGCTGAAGCATTGTTTGAAACACGAGGATCATCAACAAGGTTTTTTAGTTGTTCAACATCGTTATCGAATTTGCCTACAGTAAATTCGGCACGTAACGGGAAACCAGGGTATTGGGTATGTAAAACTTCACGATATTGGGCAAGAATTGATTTCTGTGCCTCGTTCGGGTATGGGCCGATCAGCCGTCGAGCGGCACGATATTTGGCTGAACCGATACGTTGTTGAGCTATCTCGATGATTTCTCGGTCCGATAAACGTTCACGTTTACCTGTCGACAACTGGCGTTGCCATACCGTGAAATTGAACTCTGAACCGGCAGGGGCGAGATAGGCGGCTGTGTCAGCGTATTGTGACAGCAGATCACCGTTTCGGCGTTCCCAATCGGAGAACTCTTGGGTTGCTTCCAAACCTTCCTGTAGTGAACGGGTTTTAGATGCCGTGTATAGGGTTACTTCGTCGCCGTATAGTTCCAAAAATTTTGGTACAGCAGTATCGTAATCTTTGGCTTGCAGATCATAGAACTCTTTTACGAGCGAAGAAACAAACTGGTCGCCTTGCGCTGTAGGGATTTTGAACTCTGTCGCACCGGATGTTGGTCCGATGAATTGTGATGCTGCACGTAACAAAGTCAAAATGCGGGCTTTGCCTTTGGCGTCAGCCAACAGTTCGTTAACCGAGTTAGGGTCGTCAAGGTTGTAGTCACCTGACGCCGATAACGCTCGCAATGTTTCAGCGTAAGTGTTGCCGTAAACGTTGTCTAGTTTGCCGGTGTCGGCTTTGATTGCTTGAACAAATTTATCTAACCATTGTGGTGTCGGGTTGAAAGCTGTGCCGATAGTTTTTTCACCGTACGGCAACAAGAAATCTTTAACCCCATCCAACTGTGGTATGTCGGGTACTAGCTGTGAATAAGCAACCTGCACCATAGGTCCAAGTGACGGGTATGCGTTGATGCCTTGCGAGAACCGTTTTATTGGTGCTTCAAGTGGTGCGTTTACACCAGTCAAAATTTTGGCGAGCGTACCCGAACCTGGGAACGTGAACATGATTTGCCCTGTTGTTGGGTCTTTGTAAAAGAATCCTCGACCGTCGTTGTCTGGGTCGGCACCTAAAGCACCGGAGTAAACACGTTGGAATGATCGTGCGGTGTTTAGCGGGTTGCCTTTGGTGAAACCGATGTAAGTGCCTAAAACTTCGCGCCACGCAGGTGCGAAAGGCATGATGATTCGTAAAGCATCTTCTAGGTTTGTTTTGTTTGACGCATCGTAGAGAAGTTCTTTTGTTTGTTGTAACGCCATGAAACGGGCGTAGTCGTCTAGTTCTTCAACTGTTGCTGTGCCTTTAGTGAGTGTTGATGCTTTCAAAACTTTCAACACTTCTTTGTCGCCAATGAAATCTTGTGGTTTCATTTTTGCTTTAGCGGCCCGTTCAGATATGTTTTGTAGCAAAACTTCAGCCTGTTCAGGGTCGAGCATGTCTGCGTTTTCTTTGATTAGTTGAAAATAGTATTGACGGAATACAGGCGACCGATCCAAAACCGTGGATGCTTTGCCGTAAAGTTCACCGAAAAACCAGTTTGTGAATTTGTCCATTGCTTCAACGGAATGAGGGAGAAGTCCTCCTTTGCTATCGGTTTCGGTTCTCAAAATTTCTCGTTTAACTACTTGTGGTAAACCAAACTTTTCTACTTCGTCATATAAAGGCATCTGTTTAACAAGTCTGCGTGAATCAGGCACACCTTGACTTAGTTTGCCAAACGCATTTTCGCCGGTAACAGGAACGATTGTTGCCATCTGGTTATCTAGCGAAACAACTTGTTCGCTGAACGGGTCAATGACAATTCGACCTTCTTCGTTGCGTAATGCTGTAACGACACCAACTTCGTTGTCGGAAATCTGTACAAGCGAACCTACACGAACATCGCCTTTGTCAACGTTTATCAAAGTGGTTGCGTCACGTTCTAATGCTGGAACACGTCGCAAACCTCTGCCTTTAACATAGGTTGTTTTCGGTATTTGATTGAAAGCAGCCATGAACTGTAAATCGGCCATGTTGCCGGTTTGTGTTTCTACGTTGCCTAAAACGACACGGTACATGTGTTGTGTCAGAAACCTGTCTAGTTCATCGGGTTCCATGTTTTTGAAAGGTTTGAAACCTTGAAGTAATCCTGTTATGCCGTTGTCTGCAATAACTTTTGCGCCTCGACCACCACCAGAATAGATGCCTTCAATTTCGGCTAAAAGGTTTTTGTCTTTCTGGACACGGACAACCATTCGTCTTACGATCAGTTCGCGGTCTTGACCTACTGCTAATCCTTCGGCAGCAATTTTTTCTAACGGGTCGCCGTGAAACAAAGCCATATTGTTCATCACGCCATCGGTGTGTCGTTCAATGCCATTCGGTTGATCTCGACGGGCTTGTTCCCAACTATTTGATTTTTTTTGAATTTCTGCAACATCATCAGCATCTAAACCTTGTTCACGTAAACCGAAACGCAAACTTTGACGCAACGTTTTTTCAAAATCGCTAACAGGTTCGCCGGTGATGTCGGCAAGTTTTTCGCCGGCAGCAAGACGGGAACCTATTTCGTCGAGGGTTTTGTAACCCAACAAAGATTCGCCGGCAAGTGAACGTTTCTGTGACCTACCCAACACGAGCATCATGTATTCAAACGGGTGGGTGATAGCCGAATTAAGTCCAGCGAAAGCCATACGAACCTGCGCATCCATACTGTTACGCAACACGTAGCCGCCTGTAGCCAAAGCCAAAGGTTTCCAAACACGGTTTTGAATTGTGTCCAAAAATTCTACGGCCGCACGTTGTTCACCAAGATTTACGCGGCGGACAACGGTTTCTTGTGCGTTGTCAAGAATGTTGTTCAATTCAGCGATGCGTTCAGCGACATCTTCAGGCAGTTTTGTTTTAACAGGATATTGGCGGGCAAGGTTCGCTAATTCGTTTTGTGCTTCGCTATAGATTTTCTCTGAACCTTCTTTGATTCGAGTGATGTTTCGTTTGGCTGTTTTGCTTGCGAAACGAACGTTAGTGAATTTTGATAGGAACGGGTTGCTTGTTGCTCGACGGATTTCGCGTGGATCAGGCAAAAATTGAGTTCGGTTCAACAACTCTACGATCTGTAAAGGTCCTTGCATTTGGATGTTTTGATTGCCAAAAATTTCTAACATGTTTTCTATTTCTTCGCTCGGCAAATAATCTTGGTTTGTGCTTGTTATAAAACGGTACATTTTGCCGTCGGTAACTTTTCCTGTGCGGTCAATCATGTATTGGCGCATTTGATCTATGCCGGACACAGCTTTTTTGCGCATCACTTCAATGGTGTCTTGATCTAATCCTTGTGTCTGTAGAGATTCGTTAATGGTTTTGTTAAATAAATCTAAAACCTTTTTCTGGTCAACAGAGGTTGCGTCGGTAACAAACGTGCGGTAAGCCTGTTCACCTATTTCGTTTACGGTTTCTTCTGCGACGTTTGCTGTACGTAGATAGCGCACAATGTTGATTGCGGCTTTACGGTTATCTTCGCTTGTGCCGTTAAGAACTATCTGGTTTTCTGGCATTGTCGTAAACCACCTGGATTTACGGATACCGTCGACCATTGGGATGCGTTCAACAATTTCTTTAACCGGTGCTTTAACTGCGTTAGGTAGGATGCCTTGATAGTTGCGAACGTCACGCACAAGGGAACCGTTATCGAGCATGAATCCGCCTGCTAAAGCGTCAATTACTTCGTCGCGGTTTTTGGCGTCTGCTAAACGGACAACAACATCGTTGTCTAAACCGCCATCAAAAATTTCGTCGGCTATACGGACAGCAGATTTTTCTTCAACAAGACGATCTACAAGTTCTCTGGCGCGAGGGTTGTCATCCCAAAATTTGAGAAATTTTTGACCGTTAACACTTGCCCCCAAAATGTTGTGGCTGATACCTGCTTCGTCTGCCAAGTTAAGAATCGCAGGGTTTACGTCTGCTTTAGTTAACAAAGGCACCATGTATCGGCTTTTGTTTAACTGTCTGAAAGTTTTTGTTACAGGACCGGTTGGGTCAATTTTGATAAGTGCCATCGCATCTAACGCACCGGACAGAATGTTGTACGGTTTTGTGTTCGGTCTAAAAACTAGGTTTGCTGCTGCTCGCCCGACAGTCCATGCGGAACCGTTGATGGTGCCACGATATTTGCGGGCGCGTTCTCCCTGTTTTTTCATGCCTTCTTCGGATAGGAAAAATCCTTCGCCTCGTAGTTCTGGGTTTTCGATCATTGTTCCCAAAGTTGTGCTGGCGAACCATCCGTCTATTGACGTGTTTTTGTCAAAAATTTGTGCTACAGCACCTTGCGCAAATTCGGGTACAAAGTTAAATGCTGCGGTTCCCCAACGCGAAACGGCTTTAAGGTTGTCATAAATTTTTGTTGGGATGCTTCGCGGTTCAGGGCTTACTTGATCGCTGGCTATCTGTTTTGCTTTAAGGTTTCCTGCGGCATCAACAACTTCGTCTGATGCGTTGCTTTTCGCTAACGCTAACTGTACTTCGGGTGCCAACCATCCTGCGCGTTGTTTGATGCGTTTAAGGTTGTCGGCAACCATCGGGTTGAGTGGCGCGACAATGTTCGGGTTGTTCGCTGTTTTCTTTAGATAAGAGTCTAAAGAAGATGGGTCAAGAGTTGAATCCCATCTCACAGTTCATCTCCGAAAGCGTCAACAGCATCCAAAAGTTCGTCAATGCCGTACGCTGCAGCGATTTGTCGAAGTTGTTCTACAGCGACTTGTGAACCTGTCATCATCGGGATACCTGCACCAGCAGGTCCAGGTCCAGGTCCGAACGGTGCGCCTGCTGTGATCGGTTCATCAGGTCGTGCTGTTGGTGCTGTTAAAGAACCTGATGGCATTGGTGTTGGGCGACGTTGTGCAGGTTGGGTTTCGGTTGGTGGGCGACCCATCGGTACTGCGCGTTGTGCATCAATTTGTTGTTTGCGTTTCCCGTAGGTTTGTCCTCGTGCCGCCATCATCGCTGGCGACTGATCGTAGTTGACGTCACTCATTTATGCCCCCAGTTGTGCTAGTAGTGCCTCGATAGGTGGTGGCCCTGCTGGGCCTGCTACTGGTGCTTCTGCACCCATTCCTGGTAACGCTAAACCTGGCATTGTTTCTGGTGAACCCTGTGGCATTGCTTGTGCTTGTCGGTCTTGTGCGCGTTGCTGTGTGCGTCGAACCGCTTCATAAAGTGTGACGTCTTGTTCCAACACGAGTTTGGTGAGATAGGCAAGATCGTCTGGCTGGTATGGGCCTTCAGGGTTCGCTGCTTGTTGCTGGATGGATGCGAGTAGGGCGGCTTCTACGCCTTCTGCGATGATGCGATCGTGTTCAAATTCTGGGTCAGAGATTAGCGGGTCGGCTTCTCGTGCTGATTCTTTTGACATTAGACCTGTGCCGAGGCGTTGCCCTAAACCGATAATCAGATTGTTTACGTCTGATCCTGCCGCCGAATATGAAACATAGTGAAAATCGGTTTGCCAAACTTTGTTTGGTGTGTACGATTCTTGTCCGACCGATGATCGTGATGGGATGAAGAACGTTTTTGTTGCTTCACCCCAATACGCTTTTTCTAAAGCGATAGCGATTTTATCTTCGTGAAGTAGAGAGTTTGCAAAAACTTCTTGGGCTTCTTGAACACGGTAATCAACGGTTGCTGACAGGACTGCTTCGCCTCGACGACCGGTACGAATGTTTGTTGCCGATTCGCCACCAAACTCTGCTGGGATAGCACCCTCAAGTCGTTCCTGTCTTTCGAGTCTGTCTAATGCTGTATCTGTTTTGTAGCCTGGGTTTAGTTGCAACTGTTGAATGTCGCCACCTTTGACGACACCGAGTACACCGTTTTTGCCGTCAGCCATCTGGAGTATTTCGGGGTTCTCACCTGGTCGTGCGATCAGGTATTCTTCAGGGAAAATTCCGCGCTCGATAGCGATCTCTGTTAACGCCTGTAGGCGAGCGCGAGTGTAGTACATGCCGAGAACACCATCGAATTGTCCTCGTTGTTTATCTAAAGTGATTCGTTTCGGTACAACAGCGAGTGGCATACCTGTACGGTTCGGGATGCCTTCCAACATGATCGCTTCTAGTCCTGCGCGTTCGGATTGTGAAAGCGCTGGGTTATCTTCGGCACCTAGTACGACGAGTTGTAGTGATTCGTCTGAAACATATTCGAGCATTGTGTAGCGTGAATCGGAGTCAACTCTGCCGAAACGTAACTGGTTGCCTACAAGATCACCGTAGTTTCGTAGCAGAAAGTTTGCTGTTACCCGTGACGTGAAAATACAGTTCTCTGGTACTACGTCATCTTCGTCTGTTGGTGCAGCGAAGGTGTCTAGCGGGTTGCGTACAACCCATTTTGGTGTGAGGGTACCGAAATCTGGTTTAAGGAAAACAGGGCTAGACGAGTAGGCGAGCAGGTGTCGGGCGCGGCGACGTAGTTTCATTTGCATACGGTTGTCATCCCAGAAACCGAGTAATGCTTTTTTGCGCATACGAGCATATTTTTTGGATAGTTCGCTACCTTCACGTACAGGTGGGAAGAACGGTGATGGCATTGTGCTTGATACACGCATCGACATCTGATCCAAACCTTGTACAAGGAGGTTTGCTACGTTTGTTTTGGCGTTACGGTCAAGTTCGTTTAACGGTACAACGACGTCACCGTTTGCTAGATCGCGGACACGCCGCATCTGTTCGTGGACAGGGCCGAGTGCGAGTCGGCGCTGATGATAGAGTTCTACGATTTCGTCTAAAGAGCGCATGTTATATGCGTGTCACAATATCATATTAAATCCAAGATGGTCGCCACAGGCGTGGCGGCGCCTTAACAGGACCCAAAGAAGGCATGTGTAACTCAGCAAACCAATGCGCCATCACAAGGTCGGTGCCATGTTTTTTGTTACGTGTCCAAGACGACATCTCCTCGATGAACGCCAACGTTTTCCAGTTTTCGCGCATAGTTGGCAACCTAACCTGACCGTTACGCCACAACGGTGGCAACAAGGCTTCCACACCCAGGTTTTCGTCAAGTTTGTTCCTTGAAGTAGTGTGGGCTACTACCATCACACTATGGAGAGCCTGCCATTTTCTGACAAAATCGTGAGCCAACAAGAACCGTTGCGCAGCGTTAACCTCAACAACCCAATGGGAGATCGGGTACCCCATCTCGAACGACCTGTTTTGCCATGTCTCCATTACGCCGCCATACTCGCGGCTGCCGGTATCGAACCCTAAAAGTTCTTCGGCTGTTAAACGGGTTCGTTCAACATCAATCAAATATCTAAGATTGGTTTCAGGTTGATACAGCCACCATTGGATCGCCCAAAAGTTTGTTGGTGACGGGTCAACTGTCGCTATAGAAATTATTGGTGGTTCAAGATGCAACGGAATATACCCTGGCCGTCTATCGTTATCGATGCACCCTGGATACAGCACCCCGTCGGGACCCATGCCACCTGTCGCCCACACCCGTTCAATCAGATATGTGCCTGTAGCCAAATCTTGTTGCTGATAGACGACCTCAAATTTTTGTGGGGTGCTATAGCGAATATACGATAAATCTTTCCACGACAAACGGTACGGGTCCAACAAAGGTCCGTTAGGCCACGGCGGTGACGTAGTTTTTTTGCTGTCCTTACCGGTATCCAACTCCTCGTAGTATGCCTTATAGATGAGATGATGGTATTTGGATTTTTTTTCTGGTTCGACACCAGCCGACTTGTCGGTGACATCGGAACCGTCGTAGTTGTCCTCGAAATCTTCGTAAGTGATTTTAGCGAGACAATGTGCGTACAGATCACCGGAACCCAAACGTTGCCCTATCACGGCCAACAAGCCACCTGGGTCGCATCGTGCTTCAGCCATCGTATCCCACCGTTCCAACAATTTGTCTCGCGCAACTGACTCCTTAGAGTTCTCTGAGGATGCAACATCGTCAAACAAACACAGGTCGGCTCGATGACCGATGAACTCTGAATCGATACCGTAAGCCGAAACTGTCGGCTCTTTATTATCCAACCCACCCAACGATTCTTGTTCAACCACAAATTCTTCTGCCCGCCACAAAGCACCAGACGACGAAGGCTTAAACCGCCCGTAGTCGATAGACAGGCAAGCTTCAGCGTTCAAAGCCAACCCTTTCTCCACAAGAATCGCATCAGGTTCCAACGGGAAAGGTCGCTCAAGAGTTTCACGGATACGACGCGAATACTGTTTCGCCAAAGTCTGTGTAACAGACCCGATCAACACACGAATCTTACGGTTACGAACAATCATCCACACCGCAACATCATGAAACAACGTCGACTTACCGGCACCAGGCGGCACATTCAAACAAACAAACTCTTTCTCCGGTGACTCCAACCATGCCACAATCTTGTACGCAGCATCAACCTGCCACGGAGAAGGCACACGACCCAAATAGCGTCTACGAAAATAATCGAAATCATCCAAAGCCCGCTGCGCCTCAGGACACAACCTGTCAAACGGAATAACAGGCGGCAAATCAGCGACATCCATAACCTGCTTCCATTGATCTGCCTGAACACCGCCCTCTTTTTTGCGTACCTTCCCCGAATCGATACGCGCCAACTCCAGATCGGCTTGGGCTACCCGCCGTTTAGCATCCCATTTTTGTGCCGTGTTGTAATGCACCGCAGCGATCTTCGCTGCTTCTTTGATCGACATACCAGACGCCCGCGCCTGCCAGTATCGTGCCACATCTTGCGGCGGTACTTGGCGCCTCCCCGAACGGCCTGCTGGCATTAACGTTTTTTAGCTTTGTTTATTATTCTATCGTATTTTGCCCAACGAATTCTACGCTGTAAATCTGTAAAATTTTTTTCTGCCAATTCAGTTACAAATCTTTTTGATTCTCGCAAATTATCAATCGGGTGAATATCCAAAGAACCTACTCCAGCCTGTTTAGAAGAAGAAACAATTTGTTGCGAAACATATTCAAGACGATCATTTTTTTTCAGTCCTGATGGTATTTTGATTTCCGAACGTACATTAACAGGTTTGTTTGTTACAAGATAATTTGGGTAATTTCCCCCATACAATTTTTCTACCGAAGTTAAATCTTTCTTATTAACATTAGATATATATATACTCCCACTATCGTGTGCGTAATGTGAAGCGCTCGCCGCAAGTGATTCATCAAACATATTTCGTCGAGTCACTTCTTGCACAAATACATGTGGTGTGGTATTGCCAATAGAAGCACCACTTTTAGGTTGCAAAATTTTTATATTTGAAATTGGTGAACCATGAACTACAACAGTTTTCTTTGTTAATTTATTAACTATTTGCGCAGGCACACCAGTTTCGGCTGCTGCGTTAGCGGCAATCTGTATCGCTTTACCAGCAACATAGCCGGCACCTAAAGCAGCCGCATTGATCGCAGCCTGTTTCGCTAAAGCTTTATTACCTTGCGTACCGGCTTTAACCAACCCACCTGTCACAGTCTGATCCAAAGTTTCGGCAGCGGCACGAGCCAAACCTTGCGCCTGTGTAACCGACTTGTTCTGCCCAGGTGCAGCAGGAAGCCACGGAGAAGCAATATCTTTAATACCTTTAGCAATATCGTCGACAATACCCATAGGTTTACCGCCACCAGATTGCACCGTGCCACGATTACCACCCAACCAAGCACTCACATCTTTAGGTCTACGTGCAGCCATATACGTATGATACACTAACACACGTTGGCGGGTACCCTAGACCATCCCTTGTTGGTTGGGGAAAGAGTCAGAGTCACCCGCCAACATAATTTTTTCAAACAGTTGCAACAAACAAAACCATCTGATACCATCACACCACTAAACCACGGCCGTACACCCCTTGCAAGGTGCGGGGCATTCAACACCAGGGAACTGGGGTAGATGATCCTGTCACAGGATCAAGCAGCGTAACTAACGTCAACTAGTTAAACATGGTGTCGGCTAAAACAATGGCTAACGGCCACCAACTCGAAAGAGTGAAACGTGGGGGGAAGTACCTGTCGCACATACGTTTGACCTGACGCCCTCAGCATACGCTTCGGTTGTCCACCAGCAACAACCAGCACCCTCGGCCAACATGCTTCTTTTTTGCCGTTTTTTCTTTTCGCAAAACGTTCACCCCAAACCACAAAACAACACACCAAGAAACACACCTATAAATACCTCTGACCCCCCTGCCATAGGCAGACTGCCGGTAGCGGTTTTTGCGGTGTGGCCGGTGTCCGGTGTCCGGTTTGCTGTTGGTGGCGGCTCGATGTCGGCGTGTTGTCTGTCGATCCGGCACGGGTTCCCGCTGATCGTGTTCAAACTAGAACCGGTTGCGGCAAGTTGTATTCTCTTTGGCGGGTCGCCTATGTGCTGCCGGTGGTGGTCGACGGGTATGGCAAAGGCCGCCGGCGTGGGGTTTGCCGGCGGCCTTTGGTGCGCTGTGTGCGCTGGGGGTTATTGGTTTAT